CCAGATATATCTACTGCACCATTAATATCTACTGTAGTAGCTGCTATCTGTATTTCTGTATCTGCTACTAGGTCTAGCTGACCATCTGCAGATGAATGGATATATATTGCAGTATCTCTAAACTGTACTTTTTCTGTAGTTGCTAATAGTATATCATCAGAGAACTGGAAGTAATCTTCATCTTCCATCCATGTTAATACACCATCATTACTATTTGCATTAAATGTAATTGCTATATCTGTATCTGCATTAGTACCAAATGTTAATGCATTACTAAATAATTTAGATATAGGACCACCATCACCAGCAGTACTACCATCATGGGTGTGACCTGTTGCTACATGAAATGTTGCTAATATCTGATTAAACTCATCATTAGTGTGAGCAGCGGTAATAGTATCGCCATCACTAAATGAGCTTTGTCTAGCCGAATATACTGCCATTATCTTCTTCCTCCTGGGACAAATTCTAATTCAAAACCTTTTAAACTTATTGGTGGGTTTGTGCTGTCGTCTGTAACTTTTAAAGCAACTGTAAACCCTGATCCTACAACATGTTGCCTTACTAATGGTATTCCTGATTGCCCAAATACAGAGGTTCCATAAACACCTGTTCCATATAAGGCTGGAACGTTACCTGTTGTTATTGGTACTGATGCAGGTTGTGGCGTAGTGCTTGCATCAAAATCATATCTAACCTGTAAATTAGCATCAACTGCACCTTCATTGGTATAGTTAACAATAACCCTTTGCATATTTTTTCTTATTCCAGGATCTCCCATAGTTAGATCTGGAGATCTGTATCTACCTTTTATACTAGTTGTAGACGCTGTTCTAGTAAATTCATTGCCTGATTCTTGTAAGTAAACATATCCATCATATCCACCATTTACTACAGTTTCAGTATTTACTATAAAATCAGAATCACTTGATGATACTTTTAATCCTTCTATATCAGCGTACTCGTAACCTAACTGTCCTGTATTTGGATTTGTTTTAATTACACCAATAATACCTTTTGAAGAATCTTCGCTTCCAGTTGTAGTAGGATAAAATAATCTATATTGTGATTTATTTCTAATAACTAAAGATGTTACATTATCTAATCCTATA